ACAATCAAATGGTGCTTCCCCTTTGAATCAAACAAAGTCCTTCTGTTCTTCAGACAGACGTGCGCATCAGCTACACCAGAGAAGCATATTTATATTGGTGCGCCTGGTAAGATTCGAACTTACAACATCTGGTTTCTAAGACCAGCGCCTCTACCAATTGGACTACAAGCGCATTATAATAAGTTGTCTAGTGCGCTATTCTATTCTAATAAGACATAGTGGAAGCGTGACAACTCTGTTTTCTGGTGCGAGATGACAGGATCGAACTGCCAACATCCGTGCAAGGGACGTGCGGGTACCTAGCCCATTCCCCGTTATTACAACCTATTTATTTGGTAGTCGTGGTGGGACTCGAACCCACTGAAGAACACCCATCTGATGCTAAAGGCTTTATAAGAGCCTCCCCGCTACCCAGCGTCACGACCATATGATGGAGGATCCGGTCGGACTCGAACCGACAGCCTTGGGATTAAAAGTCCCTTGCACCACCTATTGTGCTACGGATCCATAAATGGTAGACCGAGAGGGATTCGAACCCACGACAAAGGGATTAAGAGTCCCCTGCTCTACCAACTGAGCTATCGGTCCATAAACTGGTGACCCCAACGAGATTCGAACTCGTATTGACGGCTTGAAAGGCCGCTGTCCTAACCATTAGACGATGGGGCCATGGTGCTTCCTGATGGTATCGATCCAACGTCTATCGCTTATCAAGCGATTGCTCTACCTTTGAGCTAAGGAAGCATGGAGTGGATGATGGGACTCGAACCCACATAATACGGTTTTGCAGACCGTTCCGTAACCAGTTCCGGACACATCCACATAAAGAGGGCGGTCTAGACCGCCCTCTATTGATTAGAGACCAGCGGCCAGTGCTCGATATCCAGCAGCAATCAGCTTACGGCTTGGTTTACCTGCACGATACTTAGCGACAGTTTCGCCCTTTGAGTTCTTGCGCTCGTTTAGATAGATCGCATAACCCATCTGACGGATCTGATAAACAGCGTCATGCGGATTAGCAACACCATAACGAGTCTTAATCTGCTGAGCAGTTAGTTCCTCGCCACGACCTACAAGAGCCTCAAAAACCTTCTCAACCTTTGTAACATTAGCAACCATTATATACTTTCTCCATATTAAAATATATCAACAACTCGGCCATTCGAATCAACTGCACGAATCCGAGCATTCGGAAACTGCCACTGCAGCTGACGCATCCCATCTCGATACAAGAGAGGAACATTTTGAGTATACGAATACGTACGCCAGTTACCCGTCTGATCTTGAAGCTGGATTTCGATCATGTCCATATCCGTATCTCCTGTCTTTAGCTTAACTTAATCTTACTATAGTCTTCGATAAAAGTCAAGACATTTTTTAGATCAGAGAAGATAAACTTCTTATTCTGCCAATCGTCGTTATGATCGTTGCCAGAGACCTCGACCATCCAACCGTTTTCATAACGGTTGACGGTAATCGTTTCAGAAACATTCATGAATACTTCTGCAAGTTCAATATCCGTAGCCATCTATTTAGTCATCCTCTTCGAGATTTTGTTCCAACCGTAGTTAAATCTACATTCGGACCAGCATATTGTAGACCGCCCTTATTATAAAGGGGCATCACCAGACTCGCTTTCTTCAGTATCTCCTGTTGAACGTGCTCTGGTTCTTTATGAAGGTTTGTCATAATATCGCGCTTCGAACAATCACCAGCGACTAGCTTCTTATTGTCGTATTCGCGAGTAGAACGATCAACCACCATAGACTCATTATACTCTTTTCTGAAGGATAAGTCAAGCGATTTTTTGTCTTTTTTGGAACGAATTTGATCTGGGTGAAGACCCTTTGATAACAACCATCTATCATGGTCGGATACGAGCTTGGACTTAGCTGTATTCTTACGGCTCTGCTTACGTTTACTAACAGTCGTCGTATAGTAAGCGGGAAGGATATGCATAGACATAGATAATCTCCTATCTTGTCTATCATACCCTATCCCCTGAAAAAAGTCAAGCGGTATTTTCTAATAGCTTTTTAAGTTTTTCTACTGCTGGATTATATTCATTTTCAAGTATTTGTCTAGCGTAGCTATGATTTTCGTACTCTAGTTCTTTTAAATACTTAAATCTAGAATCGATAACTGCCTCTAATACTATTGGTAATAGTTTCGAAGTGGGTGTGAATATTTGTCCGTCACTGTATATCTTCGACATCCGTGTTATCCTTGCTGCTCTCTACCATAATATACCTGGCTTCAGGATGTAATTCCATATAAGCGTCAAGTAATTTCCTTACGCTATATAGTCTTTTTGAAATGTCTCTTATTGTATTATGGACTGCTTGATCGTTGACGCCTTCTTCAAGATCGGTTAGAGCAGCATCTAGATTCATATCTACTGAATAATCAACTTGCCATTTGAAAAAACTACCATCCTTATCCATTTCCTCGTTCAATTTACTGGGTGGAAATAGTATTTCTTTAATCTGTTCTAATCGTTCTTCGGCTGGTGTATTAATTTTCTTTTCAATTTTAAATGGCCACATAATATAATTCCTTCAATTACTTTTTCTTACGACCCATATTATACTTAGTCTCTAAAGTCCATTCATTTTTTTCTTTATGATTAATAATTTTTATTTGACTCATAGATGCCAATGGTTCATTAATTCTATCGGGTTCTACTACTTTCAACAAACCCCATTCTTGGAGTAAGTGAATTATTTTGTTTCGACGACCTTTATCCTCTTCTGAGAAATTAGAAGGTTTGCCATCAATGATAAACATTTCTTTGAAATGAACAATATAATATTTTCCTTGCTTATGGAAAATATGACAAGATTGATAAATTTTCTTTTCTCTGCGCGAAGCAACACCTATGCGTGTTAACGTTTCTTTGATCTTAAGAAAATCTTCTTCCTCGGCAATCTTCACCTCAATTAAAGAATCTAAAAATTCATTCATTTGACTCCACCTTTATTATTTTTATTCCTTATAATTTCTAATTGTTCCGCTGTAAGAATCTTCAACGCTTCTTTAGTGCGCACAATATTATATTTATAATAATTAGAAACTAAGGTTTGGAGTTCTTCTTTCCTCTTTCTGGATTTCTTTTCCTCTTCGGTTTCTTTGACGCCTTTCATCTTTTTCTTACGAATTGAATAATAAAGATAATCGTAATGCATCTGATCTGTCACGTTATAATGACAATTCATTTCGTTGGCGTAGAGGATTGTTTCTCGATAATTCGATAGGATGTTATTAGTTCTCCATTGACTATAATCCATATCAATGTCAACTGGGTTTTTACCAGAGGTAATTGAATTTTCATACCTCCAATCATATCTTTCTTTCTTAGTTTCTATAGAATGTTTTGCCCAATTGCCAAAGAATCCAACAGCTTCTTTTTCAGGAGTTCTCTCTTCCAATAACACATTAAGAAACTTAGTAGCCATTACACAAACTCACAATCAATCATTACCTGAACCAGGAATGCCATGAAATTAATTTCTGCATTGGCTGCAAAAGCATTTTGATATTGGTATCTAGCAATGAGCAATACTAGAACAGGAGCCGAGTTCTTAGTGCAAATGTCAGATGACAATTCATAGAACTGATTGTAAAGATAGTTAACATCAGTGTCTAAATTATTCTTAACCCATTTACGGATCTCTGTATAATTTTGCTGCTTCAGTAGAGCAATAAGATCCTTGATTGAAGCCTCTGTCATATTCGCTAGAATACCAGAATCAATCTTACCCGTTGCTGAATAACGCTGAAGCTCATTAAGAACACGGCGCCAATCTGGAAAATGTTTATTGATTACTTCAGCAACAACAGCCTTATCGTATTCAATCTTTTCGTTTTCCAGAATAAAAGTAACACGTTTGAAGAACTGCGTAGCAAGTTTGGCCATGGCCTTTTTGCTAATTTTAAAATCAATTACTGAACATCTTGAATGTAACGGCTCAATGATGCGGTTTTTGAAATTACAGGTAAGAATGAAGCCGCAATTCCTCGAGAATTCCTCCATAAAATTTCGAAGTGCGGGTTGAGTAGAATTGGCATTAAGATAGTCCGCTTCATCAAGGATGACATATTTCCTTCCACCCGAAAGTGACACTG